GATGCGGGGTGAGGACGCGCAGTTCTTCACCGTCGACGAGGTCGCGCACTGGTCGCCGTATCCGGATCCGTTGGCGAATTTCCGGGGCATGTCCTGGTTGACACCCGTCACCCGGGAAGTCCTCGCCGATTCGGGGATGACGCAGTACAAGAATGAGTACCTCGACCACGGCACGCCTGTGATCGCGGTGAAGTATCAGCAGAAGCTGCGGCCGGAGACCGTGGACGCGGTGATTGAACGGTTGTGGGCGAAGTACGGCGGCACCGGCAACGCATTCAAACCCCTGATCATTGATCAGGGCGCGGACCCCACCCTCGGCGCCGGCCTGAATGACCTGGATTTCGCGAACGTGCAAGGCGCCGGCGCGGAACGTATCTGCTCCGCCGGCGGTGTCGACCCGATCGTTATCGGGCTCCGCGGCGCCGCAAGGACACCGGGCCAGGCCTATGCGGACGCGTTGCGGCGGTTCGCGGACCTGACCGCGCGACCGTTGTGGCGGTCCGGCTGCGCGTCGCTGCAGAAACTCGTTCCGAACATCCCGCCCCGCGGTGTGGAACTCTGGTACGACACCTCCGACATCGCCGCGTTGCAGGCCGCCGAGACGGAACGGGCGCAGGTCACCCAGGTCAACGCCGCCGCGATCCTCGTGCTACGGCAGGCGCAAGCCACGTTCGACTCCGCCGTCTCAGCGGTCACCTCCGGGGACTTGTCCCAGCTCGTGTTCGACCCGGCTGCGCCGCTCGGCGGCCAGAAAGCCGGCTCACCCGCAGGCGGCGGCCAAGTGCTGACGAACCCGCAAACCCCGGCCTACAAGACACCGCAACCCGATTCGTTCCCCACCCCCGGCACGTCGCCGTCGGGGTCGGCGAAGAACCCATCCATGAACGGCGCCGGGCGTGGCTGAGTCCCCGGCACCGCATCCCGGGTCAGCGGAACGGCTACACCAGTACTGGGTCCACGGAGCGGGAGCGGCCCGTATCCGGTGGGGTGAACCCGGCGACTTCAACCGGTGTACCCGGGAACTCGAGGAACACGCGCATTTCACCCCTGAGCAGGCGCATGGGTACTGCAACCTCGCGCATCACGCCGCGTTGGGTATCTACCCGGCTACCCACGCGAAACTCGAACATGCCGGCAGTAAGAGGAGCGACCCCATGTCGTCACGGGCGCAGATGACCACGCAGTCCATCAACGACCTCCCGGACTCGGACTTCGCGTACATCGAGCCGGGTGGGTCGAAGGATGCGTCGGGGAAGACGGTCCCGCGGTCGCTGCGGCATTTCCCGATCCACGACAAGCCGCACGTCCAGAACGCCCTCTCTAGGGCGCCCCAGTCACCGTTCGGCGAGAAAGCGATGCCGGCGATCCGGAAAGCAGCGAAGAAATTCGGGATCGACGTCGGCGGAAGCGACACGCAGCAGACCTCGAGTCGCACAAGCGGGTTCTTCACCCGCTCCTATATCCTCGACGACATCTCCATCAAACCCGGCGACGGCCGCACCGTCGAAGCCTATGCTGCCGTCTTTGACGTTCCCAGCGAAGTCCACGACCCGGACGGCAGCTACGAGGAAGTCATCGACAAGGCCGCGTTCAACCGCACCCTCGAACACTCCCGCCGCTCCGGCGCCGGGTTCCCGGTGCTGTTCAACCACGGCGTAACCCTGTTCGGGACACCATCGGAGCGGTACTCGGTGCCGATCGGCGTGTCCGAGGAAGTCAAGGTCGATGGCAACGGGCTGTTCACCCGCGCCCGGTACCACAAGACGCAGGCCGCTGACGAGATCCTTGAAGCGATCCGCGACGGGTCGATCACCTCCTACAGTTTCAACGGCCAGTTCAAACGCTCAGATCCGCCGGTGCCCCGCGGCGGGTTCCGACGTACGCACGCCGGCCTGCCGCGGGTACGGCGTATGGAGTCAACGCTGCGGGAGTTCGGCCCGGGCACGTTCCCTGTCTACCCTGACGCAGCGATTGTCAGCGTCCGCGCTGAACAGGCCGCGTTGCAATTGGCTGCGTTGCCACCCGAAGAGTTTGAACGGCTCGCATCGTTCTTCCGCTCAGGCACTCCCGCCGGGGACTCGCTTGGGTTTGGCACATCCTCCGATGAGGGTCCCGCCGCCGACGACCCGCCCTCCGGGCACTCGACTCGGTCGCGCAAAGCGGAAATGCAAGCCCGCTACGCGCAATTCCTCATCAGGCACTAGAGGAAGGACCCCACGATGCCTGACGACCAGGTGCAGGGCATGCCGTCGCAGTACCGCACCCTGCAAGACAAGGAAACCCGGCTGCGGGCCATCAGGTCCGAGCTTGCGTCGCTCGCGCAGACGCAGAACCCGTCCGAAGAGGACGAGAACTACCAGGGCACGCTCATCGCCGAACACGACCAGCTTGAGGGTGAGGCGGAGCCGCTGCGTCAGCGGATGCAGAACCTGCAACGGATCGCCGCTGCCAGCACCGACGACGACAACCGGGAAGACACCGCACCATCGTCCCGCAGCGTCAACCGGGCCCCGGACGTGTTCATCCGGAACAACCCAGACCCGCTCGCTGACATGGACCGGGTCCGGTCGAACCTCATCGGCGGGGAAGAGCTCCGGTCCCGCGCGTTGAACCTCCTCGAGGCCGACAACAAACGCGGCTGGGTGGGGCTCGCCGACGACAAGGCGCAGGCCGCGACGTTGCGGGCGCAGGACGACCCGCAGATCGCCCGGCACATCCTCCTCACCGGCAGCGAGGAATACCGGCAGGCGTTCCGGTCCTACCTCGCGTCGCCGCTCGACAACGACCACCGCATGCGTGCCATCCAACTCGGTAACGCATCCGGCGGTTACCTGCTGCCGTACGTCCTGGACCCGACGATCGTGCTCACGAACAACGCGTCCGCGAACCCATTCCGCCGCGTCTCGAGGATCGTGCAGACGACGTCGAACGCGTGGCAGGGTGTCAACTCCGCGGGTGTGAACGCGGCGCTGGTCGCTGAAGGCGCGACCGCCGCCGACGCCGCCCCGTCGGACTTCGCGCAGATCCAGGCGGTGCCGAAGAAGTTCGCGGCGTGGGTGCTGGCCACCTACGAAGCCGCGGACGACACCAACTTCGGTGAGCAACTCCCGGGACTGTTCGCGGACGCGAAGGACCGCATCGAGTCGTCGTACTTCGCGACCGGTTCCGGCACGAACGCCCCGCTGGGGATCCTGTCCGCGATGGGCACCGGTTCCCGCGTCGCCCCGGGCGCGACCGGTACAGCGTTCAACGGCACCGCAGCGATCCCGGACGTGACCGCGTTGCAGGCGGCGTTGCCGCCCCGGTTCCGACAGTCCTCCGCTGCGGCGTTCCTCGGGAACCTCGTCATCCTGAACAAGGTCCGGTCGATGGACCAGTACGGCGGCGGCGGGTTCTGGGCGAACCTCACCAGCAACACGCCGGCGTCGCTGCTCGGTCAGCCGGTGTACGAGGCGTCCGACTTCTCGTCCACCACCACCGGCACGTCCGCTGCGTCCGGCACCGCATCCATCACGCTGATGTTCGGTGACTGGAACCAGTTCATCATCGCCGACCGCGTCGGTGTGTCGATGCTGTATGACCCGATGATCAAGGGCACTGGTTCGGCGGCTCAGCTGCCGGCTGGTGAAGCGGGTTGGTACATGTTCTGGCGGACCGGGTCCACGACGGGGACGACGGCCGGGTTCCGGTACCTCACCATCTCCTGATGCCGTTCACGACTTGGACGGGCAGCCCGCTGCTGCCCGTCCAACCGTCTCCCGGAAGGACAGACATGGGCGACTACGACGACCTCGAGGGTCACGACCCGCGGCTGAAGGAAGAAATCGACCAGAAGTCAGCGGCGGCGGAGAAGTCGGAACCCAAGCATGAGGACAAGCCGGCGCCGAAGAAGCCCGACCACTGATGCATCCGTTGGCGATCGCGAGGACCGCGATCAAGGACCACGGCGCGATCCAGAAAGACGCTGAACTCGCCGGGTTCCTCGCCCTCGCCATGGACCTCAACCCCCTCGAGGTGGTCGTTGAGGTCGGGTCGTACGACGGGGGGACGTTGTGGGCGTGGCAACAGATCAG